GCAGATAACATACAAAAAGTTTCAGACGGAAGTAACATTATAAAAAAATGTGGCTCAACAATTACACTAGGTTCTTGTGGAGCTACTATTGCATTAGCATGTGGTGCAACGCAGACAGGATTTGGTCGTACAGGAACTGTTGACTGGTGTACTACAGCGAAGACAGCTCCTTTTACTGGAGTGTCAGGCAAAGGATATTTTGTAAACACTACTTGTGGTTCAGTAACTGTAACTTTACCTGCAACGCCATCTGCAGGAGATATTATTTCAATTAAAGATTATGCAGGTACTTTTCAAACAAATTCAGCTGTAATTTGTAATAATGGAAGTAAAATTAATGGTGTAACTGATTTTACATCTTTAGTTACACAAGCTCAAGCAATAACTTTAATTTATGTAGATGCAACTAAAGGTTGGCAAGACATTCAAGATTCAACTTCTAATGTTACAGGTGCAGCTTATGTAGCAGCAACTGGTGGAACAGAAGTTACTTGTGGTAATTATAAAATTCATACTTTTACTTCAGATGGTTGTTTTTCAGTTTCTTGTGCTGGTAATTCAGATGGTTCAAATACTGTTGATTATCTAGTTGTAGCTGGAGGAGGTGGTTCAGGAAAATACTATGGAGGCGGTGGTGGCGGAGGCGGCTATAGAGAATCAAAAAATCCTGCAGCTCCTTGGACAGCTTCTCCTTTAGCAAGTGCAACTTCTTTACCAGTTTCAGCAACAACATATCCAATTACAGTAGGCGGAGGTGGAGCTACTGCTCCTAGTCCTTCACCTGGTCAAGGAACTTCAGGATCAAATTCAGTTTTTTCAAGTATTACATCAACAGGTGGTGGTTATGGTAATGGTGGACCAACTCCAGCTCAACCTTCAGGTGGTCCTGGTGGTTCAGGAGGAGGGGGACATTCTCCTTGTTCTCCTAGTAATTTAGGTGGCAGAACAGGAGGAACAGGCAATACACCACCAGTTAGTCCTCCTCAAGGACAACCTGGTGTTACAACTACTGCTCCTCAATGGGCTGGTGCAGGTGGTGGTGCTAGTGCAACTGGTGCTATAAGAGTTGGGGGTGCAGGAACATCTACTTCAATTAATGGTACACCAATAGCATTTTCAGGTGGCGGATCAGGTGGACCAGCTGCAGGAACAGCCCCAAGCCCAGGAGCAGCTGCTCCTTCTCCTTGTGGAACAGGTGGTGGTTATGAAGCTCCTGGAACTACTAATAGAGGAGGTGGTGCTGGTTCAGATGGTGGTAATGGCGGATCAGGAATAGTTATTATTAGATACAAATATCAATAGTTGATTTAAAAATTAAAATATAATATAAGGAGAACAATATGGCACATTATGCAAAACTAGGAATCAACAGCAAAGTGATAGCAGTACATGTCGTATCAGACAATGATTGCTTAAATGCTAGTGGTGTTGAAGATGAAGAAGTAGGAAGACAGTTCTTGGAAAGAATCCATAACTGGCCACTTTGGAAAAAAACATCTTACAATACATCTAACGGACAACACAAAAATGGCGGAACACCTTTTAGAGGTAATTACGCAGGAATAGGTATGACTTATGATGAAGATAATGATATTTTCATTAGTAAGAAACCTTATGCTAGTTGGGTATTAAATGTATCTGAAGCTAGATGGCAATCACCAATCGGTGATGCTCCAGCATTACCTGAAGCAGAACAACTTACACATCAATATGTGTGGAATGAGTCTGCTCAAACTTGGGATAAAATAACTAGATCATAATTTTATGGGTGTGGTGGACATAAACAAAAAGACCTTATCAGAGATAGATCTTTATCATGGCAATATTGCTATGCCTAAAGGATTTGAGATTAATAGAGATCGTATCAAAAGTGATATTCTAACTTCATATATAAATCAAAAAAGAATTAATAATAATCCTCAAGCATACGCTTACAAAGATTATCAAGTTCCATATTCTCAACCTTTGACTTGGTTAAAAGATTATTTAAGAGATCATATTAAAGTTGAATATGGTTTTACATTGGTGCAAAAATTTGAACATGGAAATGTTATGCATCCTAGAGAACAATCTTTTACAAGACATTTAGTTGATCCTGTAGATTTAAGAAATTCACCTGATTACACATTAGTTTATGGTGTAGATGTAGAGGATAATTCTTGTGAACTTATTATCGAATATGATGATAATAGAAGAAAGAATAGAACTTGGCATTTACCAATTAAAAACAATTATTTTGCTATGTTTCCTGCAACTAATAAATATTGCATTACAGAAAACACATCTAAAAAATTAAATACAATACTTACTATCGGTTATGAATATATCTAATTATTATTGGTACTTCCAATCTGCTATTCCACCAAGAATCTGCGATATGATTGTGCAATATGGTAAGGCAGAAAAACAAAGAGAGGTATTAGCTCTTACAGGTGGTTTTGGTAGAGATAGAGATTTAAACAAAACTCCTTTGACCGACAAAGAAATAGAAGATTTAAAAAAGAAAAGAGATTCTAATATCGTTTGGATGAATGATAGATGGATCTATAAAGAAATACAACCTTATGTAAATCAAGCAAATAGAAATGCAGGTTGGAATTTTGAATGGGATTGGTCAGAATCTTGTCAGTTTACAAAATATAAAAAAGGTCAATATTATGATTGGCATTGTGATAGTTGGGATAAACCTTATGTAGAAGAAGGACCAACAAAAGGAAAAATTAGAAAGCTATCTGTAACAGTTAGTTTATCTGATCCAAAGGATTACAAAGGTGGTGAGTTAGAGTTTGATTTCAGGAATGAAGATCCTGATAAAAAACCTAATATGAGAAAATGTACTGAAATATTACCTAAAGGCTCATTAGTAGTATTTCCTAGCTTTGTATGGCATAGAGTTAAACCAGTAACAAAAGGAGTAAGGTATAGTTTAGTAATATGGAATCTAGGCTACCCATTTAGATAATATGGAACAAGGAAGCAATAATACAAAACCAAATCATGTAGATTTTAAATCAGCATTTTATTTTCAAACACCTGTATGGGTGGGTGAAGCACCAATGTTTTTAAAAGATGCAATTAAGTTAACAGACAAATACGTTAAGAAGGCAGATCAATTATTAAAAGATAAATTAAAAGATGCACCAAAGTGGAAAAAAGATTTAGGTGATTTTGGTTTATCAAGACATAGTGAATCTTTCCAAACTGATCCTAAAGCAAAACAATTAGTAGAATTCATTGGTCAAAGATCATTTGAGTTTTTAGATTGGTGTGGATTTGATTTAAGAAATCACAGTTTACACTTTACAGAATTTTGGGTTCAAGAGTTTGGTAAAAAAGGTGGTGGACATCATGATACTCATGTTCATTGGAATCAGCATGTATCAGGATTTTACTTTTTAAAATGTAGTGAGAAAACATCTTACCCTGTATTTCATGATCCAAGACCAGGTGCTATGATGACTAAGTTACCACAAAAAGATGGTGCTAAGATTACAATGGCTAACGAAGCTATTCATTATAAAATTAATCCAGGAACAATGATAATCTTTCCAGGTTATGTACCACATCAATATGTTGTTGATGCTGGACTAGATCCTTTTAGATTCATTCATTGGAACATTAAAGCTGTTGAGACAGCTATATCTAAAGAAAGGAGCATTAGAGATGAGCTTCCAAAAGAATAAATACACAGTTCTTAAAGGTGCAGTATCACCTGAAGTTGCTAAGTTTGTTAAAGAATATTTCTTACTGAAAAGAAAGGTTGCTAGAACCTTATTTGATGAAAGATATATTTCTCAATTTACAACTGAGTTTGGTGTATGGAATGATGAGCAAGTTCCTAATACTTATTCTCACTATGCAGATATAGCTATGGAAACTTTATTGCAATGGGTTAAACCAGCTATGGAGAAACACACTAAATTAAGACTAATCCCTACTTATTCTTATGCAAGAATATATAAAAAAGGAGATGTTTTAAAAAGACACAAAGATAGATTTAGTTGTGAAATATCTACTACCTTAAATCTTGGTGGCGATCATTGGTCAATCTATTTAAGTCCAAATGAAAATGTTGGTATTCCAAATGACAAAAAAGGAATAACAGCAGCTAGTAATGCTAAAGGCGTAAAAGTAGATTTAAAGCCTGGCGATATGCTTATTTATAAAGGTATGGAACTAGAACATTGGAGAGAACCTTTTGAAGGAGAAGATTGCATACAAGTTTTTTTACATTATAATAAAACTTCTAAAGAAGCAGAATTAAATAAGTTCGATAAAAGACCTCATTTAGGACTACCTTCTTGGTTTAAAAAATGATAAAAAAAAGATGGGGGTAGTAACTCCACCACACACTTTACTGCCCCCTTTTAATTAGGAGAAATAATATGTTTGATAATTGGTTTAAATCTTTAGATGAAATCCATACTTACAAATATTGGAAAAAAGAAATCATTAAGTTTAATAAAAAAACTATGCAATTCTGGAAAGACGCATTTAATGATATGTTTTCT